AATTATTAATATGCCCCCTAGACACACTAAGTCCGAGTTCTGNTCTACCTATTTNCCTGCTTGGATTATGGGTAANCANCCNAATCGTAAGATTATGCAGACNACNCANACAGGCGAACTTGCGGTTCGTTTTGGCCGTAAGGTCAGAAACATGATGGATACTGATGAGTATAAAAAAATATTTAGCAAAGTAGAACTACAAGCTGATTCTAAGTCAGCAGGTAGGTGGGAAACTAACAAAGGTGGTGAATACTTCGCTGCTGGTGTCGGAGGTGCTATAACAGGTCGTGGTGCAGACTTACTTATAATTGACGATCCACACTCAGAACAAGATGCACTTAGCCCTACCGCTATGGAGGCTTGTTGGGAATGGTATACCTCTGGCCCTAGACAGCGTTTACAACCAGGAGGAGCGATTATATTGGTTATGACTAGGTGGAGTTCAATAGATTTAACTGAAAAGTTACTAGAGGCTCAAAAAGAGGAACTAGCTGACCAATGGGATATTGTAGAGTTTCCAGCTATCTTTGAAGAAACGGGTAATCCTTTGTGGCCTGAGTTCTGGGATATAGACGAACTTAATAAAGTAAAAGCATCTTTGCCCACACAAAAGTGGAACGCACAATGGATGCAAACACCAACCGCAGAAGAGGGCTCTATCATTAAGCGTGAATGGTGGAATACGTGGGAGCATGATTCCTTGCCCCCTGTGAAATATATTATACAAAGTTACGATACTGCATACAGTAAGAAACAAAACTCTGACTACTCAGCCATATCTACTTGGGGTGTATTTAATCCTACAGCTGACGATCCAGATTCAATCATTTTACTTGATGCTCAAAAAGGTAGATGGGACTTTCCTGAACTAAAACGTATAGCTTATGAAGAATATAAATACTGGGATCCTGATATGACGTTAATTGAAGCAAAGGCATCTGGTACACCACTAACGCATGAACTACGAAGATTAGGCATACCTGTTGTTAATTACTCTCCTACTAGAGGCCATGATAAATCTACTCGTATGCACTCAGTCGCACCTATCTTTGAATCTAATCTTGTGTGGGCACCACAAAAAAAGTTTGCTGAGGATATGATAGAAGAATGTGCAGCATTTCCTTTTGGTAAAAATGACGATTTATGTGATACTATGACTCAAGCCCTGATGCGTTTTAGGGAAGGTGGTTTAGTTTCTTTACATGACGATTACTTGGAAGACTCTAGGCCAGTAGTTAAAAGGGCATATTACTAATGGCAATAGAAAAAGAACCAAACACTATACCAAACTCACAAAACACCCTCGAGGGTACCGAAGATATGCAGGTTGCTATTGAGGCAATCGAAGAGGCTGGTCAAGAAGATTTTGAAATGCAAGAAGACGGTAGTGCAGTTCTTGGTGGTATGGAAGATATGCCGCTTGATACTGACTTCGATAGTAATATTGCAGAAGTTTTAGATGACGATACCCTTAACGGTATAGCTATGGAGCTTACTGCTGGAATAGAAAAAGATAAGTCATCTCGTGAGGATTGGGAAAAAACTTATACAGACGGCCTTAAATATTTAGGTATGAAGTTTGATCAAGAAAGGTCTGAACCATTTGAAGGAGCTTCAGGTGTTATACACCCACTATTAGGTGAAGCAGTAACAAACTTCCAAGCTCAAGCATACAAAGAGCTTTTACCCTCTAACGGACCCGTTAAAACTCAAGTAGTTGGCAAGTATGACGTTGTTGTAGAGGAACAAGCACAAAGGGTATCTGATTTTATGAATTATCAGATAACTCACGTTATGGAAGAGTTTGATGAAGAGTTAGATCAAATGTTGTTTTATCTTCCTCTTGCTGGTTCTGCGTTTAAAAAAATATATTATGACGAAGCATTAGGTCGTGCCGTATCTAAATTTATTGCACCAGAGGATTTAATCGTACCTTATTTCTCAACAGACCTAGAAACCTGTCCTAGGATTACAAATGTAGTCAAAATGCCTGAGAATGAAGTAAAAAAACTTCAAGCTATGGGTTTTTATAAGAAAGTTAAGGTAGCAAGCGTTGATAATACTGAATATAGCCAAGTAGAAGAAGAAATAAACGAGCTATCAGGCCTAGAACCTAGTTATGATACTGGTGAAGTATCGGTTTTATACGAAGTACATTGTAATTTAGAGATAGATGGTTTTGAAGATATAGACGAAATGGGTGAAATGACAGGCGTAAAGCTACCATATATCGTTACAATCGACTCAAATACCAATAATATTCTTAGTATTTACCGTAATTACAAGCAAGAAGACCCTTTACGTAAGAAAATAGAGTATTTTGTGCACTTTAAGTTCTTACCTGGCCTAGGATTCTATGGTTTTGGGCTTACACACATGATTGGTGGCCTTTCTAAGGCATCTACAAGCATTTTAAGGCAGTTAATTGACGCTGGCACCCTAGCAAACCTTCCTGCTGGTTTTAAAACACGTGGTATTAGGATACGTGACGAAGATACACCCATACAACCAGGTGAATTTAGAGATGTTGATGCTCCTGGTGGGTCATTACGAGAATCTATCCAACCATTACCGTTTAAAGAGCCAAGTGGTACTTTATTAAACCTTTTAGGCATTTTGGTAAACGCAGGGCAAAGATTTGCATCTATTTCAGAGATAAACGTAGGTCAAGGCAACCCAAATGCTCCTGTGGGAACTACGTTAGCTTTATTAGAAAGATCTACTAAAGTACTTTCAGCTATACATAAAAGACTACATAACTCTCAAAAGAAAGAATTTAAGATACTTTCTAGTGTATTTAAGGAGTATTTACCTGAAGAATACCCTTACAACGTGGCAAATGCTAATAACAGCATAAAATTAACAGATTTTGATGACAGGGTAGATATATTCCCTGTATCTAACCCTGATATATTCAGCCAGTCACAAAGAATAGCTATGGCACAAGAAATGATGCAGTTAGTACAATCAAATCCAGAAGTACACGGTCCTTCAGGTATTTATGAGTCTTATAAGCGTATGTATGCAGCAATAGGGGTTGATAATATTGAACAAATACTGGTACCACCCCCACAAACTAAACCTCAACCACTTGAAGCTGGTTTTGAAAATACGCAACTTTTACTTGGTAATCCAGCCAAAGCGTTTCCAGAACAAAATCATGACGCACATATAGCAACTCACATGAGTTTACTTAATACACCACCTGTGCAAATGAACGCACAAGTACAAGCTTTGATACATTCACATATTATGGAACATTTGCAAATGAAGGCTGACATACTAGCCCAACAACAAATGCCACCCGAAGCATTACAACAGTTTCAACAGATACAACAACAGGCTCAACAGGTAAGTCCAGCAGAACAAGGTATGTTGATGCAAGAAGCAAATAATATATTGGCTCAGTTCTCAGCTCCAATTATGTCTGAGTTAGTTGCTGACTACACTTCAAGAATACAATCTCCCGAAGATGAAGATCCGCTTGTAGCAATAAGAAAACAAGAACTAGCACTCAAAGGTCAAGAGTTGGCTATAGAGCAACAACAGTTTGTATCACAAGAAAGACGTAAAGAACAAGACGCTGCAAGAAGAGCTATGATTGATAGAGAAAGAATTGCAACGTCAGAAGATATTGCAGAAATGCGTGACGATACTGCAAGAGCAAGACTTGATCAACAGCGTTTATTAAAAAACTTAGATTTAATGAATCGTAATTAATGCCAGCAAAAGTCAAAGGACATGGCATTTTTAAGATAGATAGCCAACGTAGAAAAAGCAAAAGAACCTCTATTGGAAACAGTAAGAACACTTATCCAAAAAGTAAACAAGCAAAAAAACAATATAAAAAATATTCAGGACAAGGTAAATAAAAGTTGCAAAATAAATTTTTACTCTACATAATATGACNCATGNNTAAANGNACAGAAATAAATCAACAGAAAACACCTAAAGTATTAAAAAACAAAAATGGCTACAGCAACAAAGGTACTGGATCTTTGAAAACAAATGCAGGCACTTTTGACGGTAATACAAAACCTACCCCAGGAATGGGCAAAGGCAAATCCAGAGGCATGGGTATTGCTGAGTATGGCGGTAAGTTTTCTGGAATTTATTAATGGATTCAATTTGGCTTGCTAAAAAATTTCTTAAAGAAATAGAAGCTAGAAGAGAAGACACTAAAGACGCTATGCTCTCAGGGTGTAACGACTTTGCTCAATACGAGTATTTGCGTGGGCGGTACAGTTCTCTCGCTGACGCAGAAAATATATTTAGAGAACTGCTAGGAAAAACAGAAGATGACATCCAAGATACAGGTACCTGAACACATAGCCAAAGAATTAGAGGCTGATTTAAAAAAANAAAAAGAAACAATCGATACACCAACAGAAGATGGTGGTCCACAATCCAAACAAAAAAACCCTGCATACGTAAAAGAGTCTGCANGGGTATTAGATCCAACATTAATAGAAAAATCAATTTTAGAGCGTATGCCACAGCCAACAGGATGGCGAATACTTGTTTTACCTTATGCAGGNAAGGGAGTAACAGACGGNGGCATACAATTAGTTCAGTCTACAGTCGATCAACAAAGNTTATCAACCGTTGTTGGTTACGTGGTAAAAATGGGGCCAGATTGCTATCAAGATAGATCTAAGTTTGATGGCCCTTGGTGTGAAGAAAAACAATGGGTATTAATAGGCAGATATGCTGGTGCTCGCTTNAAACTTGGTGATGAATCCGAATGTCGGATCATTAATGATGATGAAGTAATTGCTACTATATTAGATCCTAGTGATATTCTTGCAGTATAAGGAGAATAAATGTCTGAAGAAGCATTAAAACAAGAAGAAATGATTGAAGAAGGTGGTGAAGTAATTGACCTGGATGATGCTGTTGAAAAAACAGAAGCACCCGTTGCTGAGGTACCAGAAACAGTTGTAGATGAAGAAACTACAGAACCACAGTTAGAAACAGAAGAAAAAAACGAAGAAGAGTTGGTAGATTATTCTGACAAAGTACAAAAAAGAATAAATACATTAACTAGAAAGTTAAGAGAAGCAGAAAGAGGACAAGACTCTGCTTATGAATATGCTAAAAATTTAGCTGATGAAAACGCTAGGTTAAAAACCACAGCACAATCTTTACAGCAAACTACATTTGATGAGTCTGCAACAAGATTAGAATCACAAAAAGCACAAGCTATGGCTTCGTTGCAAAAAGCTCATGAAGTTGCAGATTATGAAAAAGTTGCACAAGCTCAAGATGTGTTAGCTAAAATAGCAGTACAAGAGCAAAAAGTTCAAGAAGGTAAACAAAAAATAGAGCAAATGCAAAATGAGCAAGCTCTAACGATACAACAACCCGTTCAACAACAAACTGGATTTAATTCAAAAATGCAAGATTGGATTGATGACGGTAATGATTGGTTTTTGAATAATGCACTTATGCATCAGACAGGAACCCAAATTCATGAAGATTTAGTTTCTGAAGGTTTTGTCGTTGAAAGTGACGCATATTTTAAGGAAGTAGATAAAAGAATAAGGACAAAACATCCAGAATACTTTAATACTGAAACAAAATCTAAACCGTCACAAAAGGTGGCTTCAGCTGGAAGAGTCAGCGGTAACGCTTCAAATAAGCAAGTTAGACTTTCACCAAGTGAAGTTCAAATGGCAAAAAAATTAAACGTACCTTTGAAAGAGTACGCAAAATATGTTAAAAGGTAACTTATATGACAGATAATACTGATTCAAAAAACAGAACATCACGTTCTGCCGACACTCGAGCTGAGAAAGTTGCTCGCAAACCTTGGAGCCCACCATCTAAGTTGGATGCTCCTGCTGCACCTGAAGGTTATACTAACAGGTGGATTAGAGCCGAAACCGTAGGCGTAGAAGATCGCGGTAATATTTCTGACAGATTAAGCGAGGGATTTGAACTCGTAAGATTTGAAGAATTAGATG